ATATTAATTACGGATTAAAAGATGTGCTAAATATAAGAGCGGTAGAGTTTGACTGGAAAGAAAAAAGAGAAGGTAAACACGATATTGGATTTATAGCACAAGAGATAGAAAAGATTATACCTGAAGTAGTAAATGAAGTAACTACTATTGGAGAGAATGCTAAAGAGGGCGACACTCATAAAGTAGTAGATTATGCTAAGCTTACTTCGGTATTAATGAAAGCAATACAAGAACAACAAGTTCAAATAGATGAACTTAAAACACAAATAGGAGAGCAAAATGGCTAAAGTAATAGCAGAAAAAGCTGCATCAGAACTAGCAGCAGGAAAAAAAGTTGAAATCAAATACACTAGAGTAATGAAAAATGCAGCAGGTAACGATGTTACTGTTGTTGATTCAACTGAAATAAGACCAGTAGATGATATGATTACACAAGCAGAAGCACAATTAGTAACAGCTGAAGCACAAGTAGTTGAATTAAAAGCAGACATCGTTGAATACAAAAAAATAAAGGGATAGTATGACCCTTACAGCATCAGGACAAATTACATTAGGAGAGATTCACGCTGAATTAGATGACGAAAATCCAATTAATGGTTCTTTAACAGGAGCATCAGATGGAACAGTAGCTACTATTAATACAACTAATGCATCTGCAAATAGACCTGATGGTAGTGCTCCACATAGTATGAGTGAGTTTTATTCTTACAATCATGATTTAGCATGGGGAGCATGGAGTTCATCCAGTTGGACAGCTGATGCAACACCTGGAGGTACTGTATACGTTAATAGAAGCCACACCTTTACAAATGGGAGTGGTAATGTGGATATATATGGTACATTAAATAGTGGTACAATTAGAGGAACTTTACGAGTAGCTTTGTCTACTTCTTCATTTCCTAATAATAGTGCTACTTATCATATTATAGGATTAGGAACTGGTAACTTTGGTGCTGGGTTTTCAATAAGTGGAAGTGGTACATTATATATGCGATTTAAATATAGTACTCACTCTTCTTTAATTGAAAGCACTAATAGGACTTTAAATTTAAAAAACAATAATCAAACAGGTGCTAATTTTACAATGGTAGTATCTGGGTTTTAATAATAGGGGGATAAGATGACCGAGTTGAGTAAAGGAAGTAAGTTTACCATAAGTATAGAAACTGCTGCTAGTATAGCAGTTACAATAGCTTTAGTAGTTGGTATGTGGTATACGCTACAAGCAGATATACAACTAGCAAAAGAATTACCAGAACCAGAAGTATCACGTATGGAGTACGATCTTAAAGATCAAATGGTTCGTGATTCAATTATGAATACAGAAGAAAAAGTATCAAAACTTGAAGAGAAAGTAGATTCGGTTAAAGACGATACACAGATGATTAATAAAACTCTACTTAATATGAACAACAAATAGGATGTATGATGAAAAAATATATTACATTACAATTGCTTTGGCTTGGATTAGTTTTATTTCCATCGTCATTGCAATCGCAAACAGTTAATTTAGATAGTTTTCAAGGTATACAGCTAATGAAAAATGAGTTTTGTGCCGTCATAGAAGTTAATGCAAGTTGGAATTATCGAAATAAAGTAGCTTTAGAGAAACTAGAAGGATGTTATACTGGATATATAGATATATCTAATAAAGATATTGGTGCAGTAATACAGAATGAATTAAACATTAAAGTAGTGCCTACAATTATTATCTTTGAATATGGTAAAGAGGTTAAAAGATTTGAAGCAGACCTAAGTATGAAGTTTGGAGAAGATGAAATACTTACAAAAATTAAAGATGAAATTCAGAATTTAAAAAATATTGATTAATAGATTAAAATATTAGTAAATTTAGTGAATATAATAACAAAATAAAGGAATACAATGGCTAAAGAAAAAAAAATAGACCTTAAAGCAGTTGCAATGCAAGAAATGGAAACATTAGTAGAGCAACATAATGAATTAATAAAAACAATTCAGGAACAGCAAGGCAGACTAACTGAAGTAAAAAACATGTTAGTAGAAAAACAAGGATACTTAAAAGGCCTTGAAGACTGCGACGCAAATTGCGATAAAGATGCCTAACTTAAATTTAATAGGCACACTTATTGACAAGGTTGCACACAATGTTGATAGATTCACTTTAGACAAACAAGAAAAAGCTGAGCTTATAGCAGAAATAAACAAAGCTCAGTTAGAAGTTAATAAAGTAGAAGCAGGTCATAATTCAATATTTGTGAGTGGATGGAGGCCCTTTACGGGCTGGGTTTGCTCATTTGCATTGGCTTATCATTTTATATTGCAACCCTTACTAACTTTCATACTTTACGCTAATGGTGTTGAAATGTTGTTGCCTGTATTTGATATGGGTACACTTACTACAATACTTCTTGGCATGCTCGGGTTAGGCGGGATGCGTAGCTTTGAGAAAGTAAAGAAAAAAAACTAGGAGAACTTTTTGAAAATAACTAAACGTGGTATTATAGTACCAGATACGCATTTTCCATTACAGGATGATGCGGCGATGGATTGTGTTGTACAAGCAATAAGAAAAATTAAACCAGATGTTTTTGTTAATCTAGGAGATGTAGGAGAATGGGAATCTGTATCGGCATGGAAGTATAAGGATAAGAAATTACCGCCGCTAGAGTATGTAATACCTGTTGTAGACGAAGAAATAAGATTAGTTAACGAACAAATGGACATTTGGGATGAAGTTCTTAAAGAAGTGGAATGTAAAGAAAAGTATTTATTACAGGGTAACCACGATCTTTGGTTGGATAATTTTGTTAATAAGTATCCTTATATGGATAAGTACGCATTTTTTAAGGCGTGCAAAATAAAGGAAAGAGGGTATAAGTATACTGAATATAATTTACCTATACAGATTGGTAAACTCACTTTTTTTCACGGTGCTTTTGCAACTACATATCATGCGAAAAAGCATCTTGAAGCTTATGGAGAGAATGTAATATATGGACATACTCATGACGTACAAAGACATACACAGACTAAACTAAATGGTACTGTTGCAGCTTGGTCTATGGGATGTTTGAAAGATATGTCACATGAAAGTAATAGATGGTTAAAGGGACGACTACATAACTGGGTGCATGCGTTTGCAATTGTAGACTGGTATAGCAATGGAGAGTTTAAAGTGGAGGTCGTAGAAATAAAAGATGGAATAACAAGTGTATGGGGGGAATTAATAGATGGTACAAATAATAAGTAGTAATGGAATAGGCAATACTTGGAACTCAGATGCAGATGTAAAACCTAACGATAGAAGAGACCATAACCTTAAAAAAGGTACAGTTAAAAAAACTTCTAAGGGAAATAAGAAGAAATAATGCCTAAGCAAGTAGCAAATATAGAAAACTTTAGTGGTGGGTTAAACAATAAAACAAATCCAAGAGATATAGAAGTAAATCAATTTCAAAACTTAGATTCATTAAGTGTTGAAACTCCAGGTAAGTTAAAAGTTATGGGTTCTATTGTTCAGGAAGTATCCAAACTTAATAATGTTATCACTGGAGGAACTATCAATCATGGTAATGGATTATTATACTTAAAAACAGATAGAGATTTAGGCAGTAATGCCGAAGAATCTACTGAGTCGTTTTTTGTTAATGATACTCAAGCAAAAACTGTTAAAATATTTGATTATACAGATAATGCTTATGAATCAGGAGAGGCAATATCTTTAGCAAAAGTAGGTGGAACTGCTGTAGCCTCTAAAGTAGATTATTTACCTATAGATGGTAATGTTTTAATATCTCCTTATGGTTCGTTTAATAGTAATAATGTTCCTAAGTGGTATGGACATATTGATAGAGAGTATGATTTAGGAGTATCAGCTGCTGGTAGTAACTTAAATAATATAAAACATAGTTACGATGGATATTATGTTGATGATATGTTTTTAGCACCAGTTAAAGGTAGAGAAGCAACTTCTGGGGATTTACATGATTATGACTTTAGTAAGGATATGCTATCACAAAGATATTCTGAAACTCTAAAATCAGAAATTGTATTGAATTCTTCTTCTCCTACAATAAGTTTTAATTCAACTGGAAGTTCTGCAATCGGTGCTTTAAATCTTGCCTACGGAGATATTATGAATGTACTAGATAATCACTCTGAATATAGTTCTCACTTTGGAACAATGCGTATGTATGCATGGTTTGACCAACAAACTACAAATGCAGATATTGGTGATGGAACTATAAAAGTATATAAATCAGCTATTAACACAACTGGTATTTATAAATATCATGAATTATACGCTGCTATTGTTTATGAAGATGGAGAGTCTTATCCAGTTCATATTGGAACAATAGCACAACCAACATTAAGTGCAAATTATGAAAGAGATTTATATTTTGCTTTCATAGGGAGACTTCCTAATAATCCTAGACAAAAAGGTATGAAGATTTACTACGCAGAAAGCGAAGAAGACATACATAGTAATGCTAACTATGGGTATAGTAAAAAAAGACATGGGGTAAAATATTTATTCTGTGAACTTGATTATGAAAGAGGAATAAGAATGGGTGGTACAGAAAACTATCTTCCATTTTCTATTCCAACTCAAGACGGTAATACTGCTTTAAATGCGAATACTAGTAGTAGTGGTGCATTTAATTATGTATTTCCTACTAATTATGTATATGGTGCATATGATAAACTTAATGGATCTAAAATTAATACTCTTCAACGCATATTTACAGAGCCTTGGATAAAAAAAGAACAGAATATTATTGGTAAACCAGGTACTGGATGGAAAACAAGCACTACGTTAAATAGAAAAGCTTATATAGGAAATGTATCTTATTCAAATGAAACTAATACAGAGTTAATAGAATCTCCCGATACAGTATTTAAGTCTTATGTAAATGAATTTGGTTACTTTGAATATAGCAGACGTTTAGAAGTTGAAATTAATGATGGAGATGGCATTGTTAAACTAGCCTCTTTAAATGGAAGATTGTTTGAATTTAAAACTAAAAAATTATATATAATTAATCTTACAAGAGATATCGAATATTTAGAAACAGAACTATTGTATAAAGGAGTTAATAAAGACTATCACGTATTAGATGGAGATAATTTTATTGCATGGTTTAATCAGTATGGAGTATTTTTATATGATGGAGAACAAATTCGTGAATTATTGTTGGATAAAAAAGGCCAAGAAAGATTAGAGGGATGGAAAGATAACTACTATCACGATGATGCTATAATAGGATATGAACCTCATAGCAAATCTATTATCATTACTAATAAAAGTAATCAGTCGGTATTATCTTTTGATATAAAATCACAAGCTTGGACCATAGGTTCTAAAAAATGTACAGATAAGGTTGCTACTAATTTTATAAATGACTCAGATGGAGAGTTAATAAATTACTCACAAAACACAAATGGAAATGTTAACACTGGAATACCGATACAATTTGATATATCGGCAACTGATACAAAAATAGCAATTCCAGGGAATGTTAATCCTTGGCCTAATGGAACTATATTATTACTTGATAGTGAAAAAGTTACAGTAGGTAGTCCAACATCAAGTGGAGCTGGATATGCTTTCATTACAATAAGTAGAGGAACAGGTAGCACTACTGCTGCTTCACATACGGGTGGTTCTACTATCATATATGTTGTAAATGTAGTCCAAATAGCTCTTTATAAGTGGAATAATAGCCCTTCAAGACTTTTACGTACCCATGAAATCGACGATATGGCACTAAAAACGAAGGATTTCACTTTTGGTGAGCCAAGTGTAGATAAAAAGATTGTAAGCGTGTATATAAGCTATAAAAACGGTAATGGTGTTACTTTATATGGATTTTCAGATGGGATAGAAGAAAAATTAGCTGATTTAGATGGAAGTTTAGAAACAAGTTATAAAACCTTACATTTAAAAATTAAAGATATAAAAGATGAGTTTGCTGATTCTAATGCGTTTAATGCAATTAAAAGTTTTGGATTGAGGTTAGATGGAGCAAATATAGAAGAAGATTTTGAAATAAATGATATGCAAATAATATTTAGACCGAAAGCAATAAAATAATGAATAAAATAATGAATAAATTGAGACAAATAGAAGAACATCACGATGTTCCTCTAAAAGTACAACGAAGTGCACCATCTAACTCAGAAGGTAAAGATGGCGATAAAAAAATAGTAACGATTGTAGGAGAAAATCTTACAACTGGAGTATCAGAAGATAAATATTACTTATACCATAAAATTAATAAAGAGTGGTTTAAAGTAGAACTAGAGAGGGCATAAAAATGGCAAGAGGAATAGCACCAGTAACGATGGCTGATGATAGACAATCAATACAGACAAAAAACAAACAAGAAATTGATAAAATAGAAACTGATATTGGCTTAGACGCTTTAAAAGACCCAATTACAGGGATGGCTACTGTAATAGCAGATTCTGCGATACAAAGCAAGGCTTATAAAACAATAGGACAAAGTTTAGCTGAGTCTTCTTATTTATCAGAAAATGACGAAGGAGAATTTGAAAATAAGAAAAAATCTAAAGTTGGACAATGGTTACAAAAATCATTAAAAGGTTTAGTAGGTCCATCTCTTAGTGAAGAAATTGATACAATATCTAAAGAATCTTTAGGTGGGGTTAGTACAGAATTGGCGGCGATAGCAGCTGCAGCAATTAAACGTATCGAAGCTCTGTCGTTAAGTCCAGACGACAAAGACGGTAAATTAAAAGATATGGCAATATGGCTTACGGAACAAACCAAAATACCTATTAACAAAGATGGAACTAGAACTACTGACATACTACCTTTTTCAGAGTGGGAAGAAATTAATAATAAAGATTCAGAACCGACAGTAACAACAGATGAAATAATTTCAGATGTTAATGCAGCAGTTCGTAAAAATTATGACGGATTCGGCGTAGTATCTGACAATTTGTATCAATTCCCAAACAGTGATAAAGAAAAATACGGTGCTTATTATGCAACTATATATGGAGGCAATAAAGCCATGTCTTTAAGTCATATTAACAGACAATTAAATAAAGGTTATATAAATATGCCTGGTTCTAAAAGTGTCTTTGATAAAACTAAGTATTTAAATGAGGGATTTATGAGGGAATTAATTAGTGTAGGTTCTTTAGCACTTTACAATAGATTGTATAACGATGGAAAGCTACCTAATGTTAAAGGTCCTGAGTCTTATGATTTTTAGTGCTATTTTTAAAAAAAAAGAAGACCGATTTATGGATAAGCTTTTTGACCATATAAAAGAAAGAGAAGGATACAAGCAAAGCGTGTACTTAGATGTTTTAGGTAAAGCAACGTGTGGTATTGGACATCTTTTAAGTAAGGATGAAAAAGAAAAATATCCTGTAAAGTCTTTAGTTTCAAAAAAAGTTATAGATAGTTGGTTTAAAAAAGATATTAAAACTGCAATGGACGCATCTAATACACAAATGAAATTATTAGAATTAATAGATGAAGATTTTAAAATAGCTTTAATATCTGTTAATTACCAATTAGGTACTAGTTGGCATAAGAAGTTTCCGATGACATGGAAGTTATTAAAAGCAAAGCATTATGATGATGCTATAAAAGAATTATTATATAGAAACCCACCAGAAATGGACCCTTCTACATGGAAAGAACAAACTCCAGTAAGAGTTGAAGACTTTGTAGAGGCAATAGAGAGAATTAAGGAGATAGCGTAATGGCTCAAGATAAAAAGAAAAAAGGAACAGGAAGAGATTTAATGATGGGATTACCTGGTCAAGCATATTTTGGAGATGACCCAATATTAGAAGGAACAGGTCAACCAGGAGAATTAGCTAATACTCCTGCAACACCCGATTCTGTGTTTTCACAAGAACAAAAAATGCAACAAGAAGGAATAAATCAAGACCCTGCGTTAGAAGGTACAGGACAACCAGGTGAATTATATGGTACGCCCGATGAACCTAGCGAGCAAATGATACAAGATATGGAAGAAAAAAGAATTATATCTGAAGGTGGAGAATCGTTTCAAGAATTTCAAGATCAAAACATGGAAACACCAGCAGAGTATATTCATAGAATGCAAGCTGAAACAGTGTATCATATGCATAGAAAAAAAGATTTTGAACTTAATAAAGATATAAATTTTGATTACTACCTTAACAAAGGGTGGAATTTAACAAAAAGATTAAATAACGAAAATGACAAAACATACAGTTAAGGAGTAATATTATGCCATGGGTAGGAACAGCAATTTCATTAGGAACTTCAGCGTATTCTTATTGGAAAGATCAAAAAGATACGCAAGATATAATTGACAGGGTGAAACCTAGTACAGATAGAGCTTTAGATGCTATTAATAGAGGAATGGACAACACAAAAGATTTTTACGGTAGTCAAGAAAGAACAATGGATACAGATGATTCTATTTATATGAATGACTTAGAAAGCAAACTAAAATATAATACCAATCAAACTGCAGAAAGTACTAGAGGTGTTGCTAATATGCAGTATTCAGCTGGAGCAGAATCAAAGTATGAAATGGCTACAAATGAAGCTAACATTGGGTTTGGTAGAGAAACACAAATGCTTTCTCAAGCTAAGTCACAAAGAAAACAAAGTTTGCTGCAACGTTTGTATGATTATGATGCAACTAGAAATCAAGTTATTTCATCAGCAAATCAAGCAGGCTATCTTTCTGCTGGTCAAAGTGATGACCCTGGTTATCAAAAGTTAATACAACAAGCTAGTTCAATAGTTTAAAAAGGAGACAGAATGAATATTTACGATGTAGTAACGCAAAGAAGAAAAGCTTTTAGGGATATGTTTGTAGCTTTAAAAGATTTTGCAGAGCCAACAGAACGAGAAAAAATGGCAACACAACATGCTATTAATATGAGAGAAATGGCTCAAAGAGCAAAACTAGACTTAGAAACTGATATGATGAAATCTACTCAAGGCTTTGTTGAACAAATGAAGTTAGATGGTATAGAGTATGATAGAGACATTGAAAAACTAGGCCTTAGCATGCACGCACAATTAACACGAGACAATCAATTACATAACAATGCTCTAGAACTAGAAAAACTGCGTGTTTCAAATGATACGACGGCTGCTGGGACACTTAGAAAGCAGACTAAAACAGATTTAGTAGAAGCAGAAAATAAAGTTAAGAACGATGCATTTATAGCGTATTCTGGAGCAAGTGGTACACGTACTGCTGCAGGGTGGGAGGCTTATTCACAACAATTGAGTACAGCTACTCGAGGTGATAACGATGAAAAAAGAGATTTTCAAATGCCCGACCCTAGCTTTAGAACATTTTTTGCTGAAGTGGGAACAGGAGCATGGAAAGGTGGAGTTGGCGTTTCAACACTTGGAATGATCGGTGGACCACCGATTGCAGCAGTAGGTGGTGTATTAGGTGCTGTAGGAGGTGGTATTAAAGGTGCTTATGACTACACTGTGGGTAGAGGCGACATTACTAATCTTCAACCTGCTTTTGGGTGGGTTGCTAAAGGTTCAAGCGATATAGCTCATACTGGTCTTTTTGAAAAAGGTACTTATAGAGACGATGAAAAAAAACTAAGAGCTAAGAAAAAAGAAGACGGTCGTACCGCTATGTTTAGTGATGAAGATATTGAAGATATGATTAGTAGAATGGAATATCAAGATTACGACGCAACTATAGCTTTTGAAATGTGGTATCCCGAAGGAGTACAAACAGCCGACGGAATGCAATATGCACTTGGTGGCTTAGATCTTGCAATAAATGCTAACTACCAAGAGGATTATTCACATATGTTTCCATGGATGGGATCAAAATCAGAGCAAGAAGCGAAAAAAGATACAGTTAAACTTAAAATGCCTAGAAATATGTTATCTGAAAAGAACTCTGCTATGTATGGAAATTATCGTTTAATTGAACATACTTTAAACAATTCTTTAAGTGATAAAACTATAGCACTGGTAGGAATACAATTAGGTGCAGAAGCAGAAAATTTGCTAAAACAAAAGCAATATCAAATGAAGGCTAAGAAAAAACATTATGAAGACTATTCGACGCAAAACGACGCCGACATAAGAAACGGTGGAGTAGTAGACTTGTCTGACCATGAATATATTATAAGTAAAGCTAATACTACAGTAACAACTATTGGACAATAATGAGTAAAGAATACTACATGAAATTAGCTTCTAGCGGAGCTATAACTGAAGCTCAATTAATGCAATCTATGCAGGCAATGTATAGAAGCAATCCTCGTAACTTTACTATGGAAGAAGTTGATTATCTAGAAAAATATAACGAACAAGTTAATCAAGCTTTCAATAGAAATATGGAAGCTGAAGATGGTAAAATACTTGAAGGCGTTAATCAATTTATATCAGGTGTCGTAGAAGGGTTTACTACACTTGGTTGGGCAGACGAAACAGATAAGCAAGGACATGCATTGGCTAATAAAATAGGTCACTTTATCGGTTTTGCTCCAGATATTATTGCTGGAGTAGTAACAGGTGGTCTTTCAGCGTCATTAACAGCAGCAAAACTTGGTGGAAAATTAGGTACAAAGCATATGTCTAAATCTGCTAAAAAGAAATTAGGCAGCAGTATTGCTAAGCAACAAGCTAGAAATGATAATCTTCAAGATAAAATAGGTCAAATACAGCAAACAGCTGGTGCATGGGGTAAAGAAAAAATACCATTTTTAGTTACTGAAGGTGAAGGTGGTTCTTTAGCACTAAGGTCTGTTCCAATGAGAGCTGCTGATTATCTTTTAGGTCAATCAAAAGCTAAAGCAGGTGCAATGGGTATAAATGCAGCTAAATATTTTGGTAAACACGGTGAAATTGCTTCAGATATATTAATTGATAAAGGTGTTCATCTAGGTCTTGCTTTAGGAGTTTCTTCTATATGGGAAGGACCTAAAGCAGCTTCTGAAGCTGCAGTACATGGAACTATTGCTGGTATTGTATTTGGTGGTGTTGGTAATTATATGAATTTTGGTAAAATGTTAAGTAGTAGTAATTCTCTTGTCAGGAAAAATGGAGAAACTTTATTACGTGATAAAGCTGCTAAAATAAGTAGAGAAGGTGGACAAGCACTAGATTTCCTTGTAAAAGGTACTGCTGGTGCTTCATATACAGGTTTTATGGCCAAGGATGCTCCTTTACCAGACCAAGTTTATGAATTGATGCTAGGGTTCTTCTTCGGTGCTTCATCACGACCATGGGCCGAAATTCAACGAACAAAATTGGTTAATCAACATAGCAAAGAAATCTTTGAAGAAATGACACCTTATATAGCAATTGATAAAGCTACGGGAAAACCTGTATGGAATGAAAGTACTGGTAAACGAGAATTAACACCTATAGAAATTGAAGAGCTAAAAACTTTATCAAAACCAGGTGTAGAATTAGATAAATTTCAAGAAAAAAAATTAGATGATTTGCGAAATAAACAGTTTGAGTTTGATAAAAAGAATAAAGAAAACGAAGATATCATTGGAGTTATTCCAGTCGATATAACTACTTTTGATTTTTATAAAGAAGCGCATCCTCAAGTTCAAGCTGAATTAAAAAAATTCGAAGGTAGAGTTTTACAACAAGTGTATGAAAGAAATATGGAACCATGGGATATACTTTTAAAGAAATTATATGAAAAATCAGAAGAAAGTGTTGAGATAAAAGAAAAGTTAACAGAAATAGATTTTAGTGCTCAATTAATTAAAATTAGAAATGATATAATGGCAGAAAGAAAAAGAACAAATCTAGAAGAGCAAATTGAAGGAACAGTTCTTACGAGTGGAGAATTATCACAAACAGTTGATAAAGATGGTAATGTAGAGTTTTCTTATATCCCAGGTGGTCCAAAATGGAAAAGACCTGCTATTGAAGAAGCAAAAGATACTTTGTTTGTTTATGCAGACAATGTTAAGGGAGATACAGTATCTGAAGCTTCTACAGAAGCTCGTGGATTAGATAATAGTACTTTTATTAGAGCTAATAACTCTAAAACTGAACAATGGACAGATAAAACTTTTAAAGAAAATAAAAAATCTATTGATGAAGATATTACTTTAATTGAACAAAAGATGAAAAAAGGTAATTTTGATATGATCGCCATTATGGATGTACCTATTAATATTGCTACTAATGCACCAAAGACAGCAAAATATTTAGCTAAAAAACTAGGAACACTTAGAAAAACACATGGATTTAAAGGAATAAAAGTTTACTCTGGTGGAGCTACAGGGGCCGATAGTATATTTAATAATATTCTTGCTAAATATAATATTAAAGTAACGCATTATTATGGAGAAGGTGGTAAAAAACCTATAAAAGGTAATACTGAAATTAGCAAAGATGAATTAAGAGCCGCCGATGAACACATATCTAAAGCTAATGATACATTAGACAGAGATATAAGCAAACTTTCTGATTATTCTTTAAACTTATTAAGAAGAAATTGGTTTCAAATAAAAGATGTAGACCAAGTTATTGCTATTGGTCAAATTGAAAAAAATGTAGTAGATGGAGGCACTGCTTGGGCTGTGCAAATGGCTATTGATGCAGGTGGTAAAGAAGTTCTTGTTTATGATGTTATAGCAAAAAGATGGAATAGATGGGATGCTGACAGAGGAATATTTAAACCAACGGATTCTATTCCAACACTAGCTAAAAGTTATGCTGCAATAGGTTCTAGAAAAGTAGGACAAGAATATGTAGGTAAGACTAAACTTACAGAGTCGTGGAAAGCTGCTGAAGGAGCAATTGAAGAATTAATAACATATAATTATGGTGATTCAAGAAATCCTTATCCAGAACTTACTGACACCATTGTAACTTCAAGAAAAATAAAAAATAATCCAAATCGTATTAACGACGATGATTCAGTGAGAACTGGTAGAGCTGAGTTTGACGAAGAACCTGGAGAAGAGTTTAGTACTAGAGATGGTAATACCGATATTGAAGAACACTTACAATACAATGCACCAGAAATTAAAACTCAAATAATAAAAAAACTTAAAAAAGAAGCTTGGAACGCTGAAAGTAAACAAGAATTTTTAGATAAAGTAACTCCAATATTAAAAGATATGGGTGTTGTTGCTGATTTAGAATCAGCATTAAGTAAATATTATAATTTCCATGGAAATAGTATGACAGAACCTACCATGGCAATAGCTATTACTGTAGTGGAACAAAAACCCAATAAAAAAGGTAAGGTTTATCCTAAATGGGATGCAGTAGATATTATTGCAACTCCTACTACAGATAGACAGGGTAAATCATTACTTGAAAATAGACCAGAAAGTATTACTAATTTAGCTTATGGTAGAAAAGTTGCTTTTTATATTGATTATATAGACCAACAAGGTCAAAAAAGTTATTATACAAAAGATTTTGATGATTTAAACTTTGGTAATCGAGGTTCAGATTATCATTTAGGATTTACTCCGTGGAATATACAGAAAATAAATGATGTATTACGAAATAAAGAATGGATAAGTAAAGCTTTTCCCGAAGAAGTATATACACTTAAATCAGGAGAAGAAGTAAATACTGTACCAGGAGCTTATATATTTACACTACCTAAAGATAAAAAAACTATGGAAATTAGAAGGATTCCATGGCAAACAGTAACTTCGAAATTACCTAATCACATACCAAAGTCTTTAATAAATTCAATAAGACAATCTCTTATGGATACTTATAGAGCAAATGGCGGTAGAGTATTAACAGCTTCACCGTTTTTTAATAATGTTATAACTGACATGGGTGGTAAAACTCAAGGAATACAAAAAGATAGAAGGTTTCCAAAACAAAATCGTCAAAGTTTTTTTGCTGAAAATAAACGTGCTTTAGAATGGGGAAATGCAGAAAATAAAAAAAGACTTGAAGAACAAATTATGTCTAACATGATATATGAATTACAGGAGCATGGATTTTTAAATAAAGATTTATCAAAAGTTAACAGAGATATGTACGCAGAAGCATTAGATGCTTATTACGAATTACCACCTATTACAAATATTCAACAATGGAATAAATATAGAGCATTATATAGAGGTAATGGTAGACAGCTTAGTAATGAAGAAGTATTTAAAGCTTTAGGAAAAGATACGTTGAGAGCTATAGCAGTAGAAGATATCGAAATATCAGATATAGAGTTTCTTGCTGAAAGATTAAAAGTGTCTGAAGGAGAAGTAGAGTCTTATATAAGTAATATAGCTAACACTGATGGTGCTATTGGTGCTTCTCATAAGCTAATGAAATATATAGGTAAAGACACTGAAACACCAGGAAGAAGTTCTGTTAAGCCTGTAATTGTAAAATATGGTGAAGTAGATGGTATTGGTTTAATTTTAGGTAAAGCTGGTATGTTTTCAGTATCAAAAGAATTAAATACATGGATGGAGTCTAAAGGATATGATTTAATTATTAGAAAGTCTGCTTTAAAGGGAGATGCTCGAGTTGACATTGGACGATTAAAAACAGAACAAGATAAAGATAATCCAAGTGAATATATTTATGGCGAAGAAATAGAAGCGCAGCCTTTTGATTTAAATCCATCAGATATTCGTATTATTGATAGTGAAATTGAAATGTCTCAAGAAAGAGGAACAAAAAATATTAGGTCGCACAAAGGTGTTTGGAATAAAATAAATAATAAATTCGGTGAACCTTTTCAAGAAGCTTGGAATAGATTAATAGATAAACAATTAAATCCAGACCCCGATTTTGATTCAGCTGTTGACCCAAAGTCGTATGTTTCTAGGCCAGAACAATCTTTAATAGATGGTACAATAAAAAGCAATCCTAATAAAATTACTAGCGATACTATTGATAGATTGAGTACACATAAAATACAAGAGGTTGTTAATAAACACGCTGATACTGAACTGATGATAGATATTGTTAAGGCTATCATGGGTTATAGTGGTAGAAAAACTAATTTATCTGATATTTTTGAAAAAGCTCAAGATCAAACCCACAATCTTCAAGAAAGAAAGATAATGCAAGATGTATTGAAGCAACTAGATTATAATCCAATATATATGTCAAGAGCTGATGTAGCACCTTATATAGAAACTACTATTAAAAATTATTTATTTGCAAGATTTCAAAGACCTATAGTTGAACGTGGATTTGATTATACTAGAAGTCATTCTGCTGAAGAAATTTTCATAAACAAGAATCCTGAACTATTTAAAGATGGAAGTAATGATAAGTTCTTTTTAAATGAAGGACACAGAACTGATGAAATTATAGTTAGACAAACGGATGGTAGTACTAAATATATGGAATTGGGTAGAGCTTTTGACCTATACAATGGAACAGCCCTTGATAAGAATGGAAACGTAGTAAAAATAGGTAAAAAAGCAAAAGAATTGCTTTACCAAGACTTACATTATGTTATTACAAGAGCTCCTCAAGCTGGTAATAGTGGAATGCAATCTCTTCTATTTTCAGGATTTACTGGAGTAGAGGGAAGAGGTTACATATCTAATGCAAAAACTTATAGAGATTTAAACGGAATGGACGTAGATATAGATGCTGTATCTGGATATCAGTCATTGGAATGGGCTATAAAAGAAGGATTTAAAAATCCAGAAGTAGCAAATGAATTGGTAGGTAAAAAAATGATGGATTTAGATGTTTACAATACTGGTAAAGAAGCTAATTCTCTTAAATTAAAAGAAATATTAGCACAAAATTTAGGTCTTATTGATGGAGAAGTTAATGGGAGTTTATTAAATTTTTATTTTAAATCTAATCCTAAATATGTTGATATAGATAAAGCAGCTGTTTCAACAATATTTCATCCTTGGTGGAGAATGGAACAAGGAAAAGAATCTCAAATAGGTAAAGATAATATTGGTATAGTTACAGATAACTTAACTTACTTTAGTCAATTAGCTACTTCCATAGAACAGTATGGACCAAAAAAATATGATTTACTTTCTGGTTCAAAAGAAACAGAAGGGTATGAAATAGATTTAAGAAAAACATTTGATAGCCCTACTCTTTCATCGGACCGATATGCACCTTATGTATCAAGTTATGTAGGAAAACATAAACTCAATATTACAGATTTTTTAACTGAAGCAATGCATTCAGGGATAGCAAGTTCCGTAGATGGTTCTAAAAATTGGATAAATAGACCAGCAGGTGGCTTTATAGATGAAGTATTTAATACTGCGTTTGTAATTAGAGATATAAAAACTGGTAAAGAACAAGAATTTGAACCAGGGTGGACAATTCCTGAATCATTTAGTTCTTTAATGGGAGGAAAAGACGGAAAAGTACAAAAAGATTATATTTTTACATCTGAAAAAGATTCAGGAGGAACACCAGTTCGTGCTTCTTCAAGAAAGGTAGACGAAAACGGAAGACCAGAAAAACAAAGAGCTGAATATGGCAAATATGTAGAACCGTATAATATGAACAATGCAAGCGATAAAGCAGAAGCAACAAAAATTATACAAGAAATTGTACGAGAACCTGCAATGAATAGAGCAAATATATTGAATAAAGTTGGGTTTAAAGAAGAAATATTAGAAACTCAAGTAGAGGGAATGCTTAGTGATTTAGAGGCATATTACAATCCAATAGAAGCCGTAACACCGCTTGAGGTTACAGATGTAGTTAAGACAAAAACAGTAAAAGGAACACAAGCAGTAGAAACAAAAGGGTTCCCTATCGAAGGTAAAACAATTCCTAACAATAGAGAGTTATTTATTCTAGGTTTTGATTTAAACCAAGTAGAGTTTGGCTATCTTGCTACAAATTTACCTGAAAAACCTATGCTAGTATTTAAAACTAATCTTGAAAATATAACTAGTATATCTACTGGTGTAGACCCAATGAATACTTTAAGGTCAATGAGAGCAATGAATGGCTCTATGTCACAAAAAAGAAATAAAAAAGACCATACTGCAGCTTCTATGAACTGGAATGCAAAAGATTATCTTGACTCATTTAAAGATCATTCTGGTGGATTATCTAAAACATGGAGTACTAAGCAAGCTGAAATAGTAGATGGTCATGGAAGAGATGGTCTTGACGTAAATATAGATTTATTAAAAAGTGTTGAAAAAACTTCTGACCAACAATTAACTGATGTTTTAGATGTGTATGAAGCTATAGTTAAAAATAATCCATGGTACGTAGAATTAATTGAACGAGGATGGTTTAAAGAAGACCCTTTATTAGCTGGAATTGTTCAAGATAAAGTATTGACTGAGCAAGGATATGATGCTACTAAGTTTAGAGACAGAAAAGATATGCTTAAAAAGATTTATTCGAGTGATGTACTTTCAGATAAACAATTATTTAAAAGTATCACAAATTTAACTCATCATGTAAACAGTATAAGACAACAACTAATTGTAATAGATATGGTAAATAAAGTATTAAGTGATGCTGGTTTATCAAGCGAGTTAATTAAAGATAAAATAGGTGAAGTAATAGAGATAGCTTGGGAATTAAAAACTAAAGACCAACTAAAACGTAATATAGGAATAAAATCGGGTGATACTGATGTTAAAGATTCAAGACTTAATAAACTGGTATTTAATTATAAAGAAGGCGTATTAGATAACTATTACTTTAATGCAGCTGGTGAAAAAGTTGTAGATAAAAGTTTAGGTATGATGACCTTAAGTATTTACGACAAAGGACTTGAAACAGTTGAGTCTTATGATAATACATTAGGTTCTAACGAACCAGTTAAGGAAAAAACTGTAGCTAGACATAAAGTTATAGAGCAAGAGTTTTTAGATAATCCTGATATATATAATGCGCTAGAACAATTGTTTGATTTTTCTATGCTTTCTTCTCATATAGGTGGTGATATTCATAGAAATAAACTTAATCATAGTTTAACATATGAATACCTACATAAGGATTTAGTAAAAGATAAAAATGGAAATCTTACTCCCCAAAGCGAGTATAAACGAAAACAAAGAGAGCTTTCTTTACGAAAACAAGTAAAATTAACGGACTCTAAAGAATTTATAGTATCTCAAAAAGAACTTAACTTTATTGATATTCCTTATCATGAAATGATACAAAAACGTATAGAGGAATTGTCTGGTGTAGATAAAAAATATGGTACAGAATCATTAGCAGCTTATAAAAGTATGATATCTGGGAAAAATCAGAATCTTATAAAAGCTGTTCAAAAATGGGAAGATATAACTACCATTCGTGGTGGAAAATTAATTGAAAGACTTTCATCTATAAATCCATCTAATCTTAAATTGTTTTATGATAATTCTTATAAATTTTGGAAAGAATTAAATTCTAAAAATTTAATGGATGAAATGTTAGTAAATCTAGGTGATGTAGGTCAAAACCCTAACAACCCAGTATCTTCATATGTCTTAAATCAGCAATTAAAAAATAAATTTAAAGAAGAAAATAGTAGAAAAAATCCTCTAGAAAAAGAAGACCCAATTTTATTAAGCAAGGCAGTTAAAATTAAAGATGTAAAAGAAGACAATATAAACCTAAGAAGTAAAGATGGAGAATTTCAAGTTGCAGCTAAACTTTATCAAAATAAAGAAACTGGAAAAAATGAAATTTACTTTTCAAGCGCAGCTATAAGTGAATCTTTTAAGAAAAAATCTTGGAAAAACCCTAAAGTATCTGGTGTTAAGCCTATTCCTATTGACTTTACTAGCGAAAGTCAATTTAAAGAATTTGTTGTATATCACGAGTTGTCTCATTTTTTACATCCACAAAAATTAACTGAAAAAACTTCTGTATATGAAAATAGAATGAATCGTATTGCATTGAAAAGTTTATTTCAAAATAAATTAAATAAAAAACAATTAGAAGTTTTAGAGTCAGAAAACTTTTTAGATTGGAGAACAAACAATGTTAAAGATTTTAATATTCTTTCAGTTAATGAAAAAGGATTAATTTCTTTAGAGTATGATAAAGCACAAAATACATCTAACGCAGAAACTTTAATTCGTATTAGAGAAATAGAGTTAAAAGAAACAGTGTTGGATAACATTATTTTAAAAAGTATAGAAAAGAAAATTAAGAAAAAGACATATATTAAAAATGACATGACTAATGAAGCATTAGATGCTCTTTCGGAAAGATATTCTCAAAGATCGTTAGACGATGAAGTTTTTGAACCTCCAAAAAATACTGAAGATTGGGCAAAAACATTAGATGAGCCTGGACCAAGTATTAAAGAAGTACAAAAAATGGTAGAAAATTATGAAGGACCTTTAGAAAAAGGACCAACCGAAGAAGTACAAATTAAGGAAAAAATTGAAAAAAATGTAGTAGAGATAGAAAAGGTTTTAAAAGTACCTACTAAGAAATTAGAATCAAAAACTTTAAATGAAGCAATAGAAAAATTAATAGAAACTAAACATGAACATTCAAGATTGGAACCTAAAGAAGTTACTTCTAGCAAGAAAGAAGGTTTTGAAGTTAGTACAGCTGGAGATAAGCTTGGAAAACAATTTAGTGCTCTTAATGCAACTTTAAAAGATGGAAGAACTGTTGAGTTAGCATATCAACAAGCTAAGGGATATAAAACAATCGGAGAAGGTAAGGGTAAGGAAGCTCTTAATCCTGAATTTGATTACTATGGTACTTATAAAGAACTTTGGAATAGATGGGCTAAAGAGAATCCTAAAAAGATTAAAGAGTTAAGTGATTATTTACTAGATAATAATATTACAAGTTTAAAAGATAGTAAGAATTTTAAGAACACTCCAAACAATCAGGCAAAAGCTTTATCTGAGATAATTACTACGTTCAGAAGAAAGCAAAGAATTGATTCAGATAGAAAAATGATGAATACTATGAATAACCTTAAAAGAGAAATACAGAAAAAATCAGATGAAAAAATTATAGACGAACCAGCTCTTAAAGAACCTAAAGTTGTTGAAAAAGAAGTTATTATCCCCAAAGAATCAATAAAGGTTGAGTTGGAAGAAGAAGTTATAAAACCAGCTGATGTACCTCTTATTGGTGACCCAATTACAGAACGAGGTAATGTTAAAAAACTAATTGCTAAATTGACTAAAATGCAAAAAACAAAAGAACAAGAAGATTTATTAAATGAAATAATGGATATTTTTAGAAAAAAGAGTAAGGATAATACAATTGATATTGACCAAGAAGATATTCTTGCACTGAGTGATTTTTTTAGTAATCAAAAATCGAAAGAATTAAATGAAGGCCATTCTATGAA